GGCTGCGTAGCAGAAGGTATGACTATAGAGGCAGCTACTGCCTCCGCTGGTAAGTCCATCAAGACCTATGAGTACTACCGCCGCACAGATAAGATCTTTGCAGATAAAGTTGACCGAACCCGCCTTGGATTAAAAGACAAGCAGTTCGCCGGTGGAGATGTCCACGACATCGACTTTGTAGAGTTCCGGCAACGCTTCCTGCACAGCCAGACTTTTGCCCATCAGCGCAACATCGTAGATGTAATCGAAGGACGCGAGCCAGGATGGCTCCACCCTTCTATGAAGTTTGAAAAGGGTCTGGCTAATAACCGTATCCTTGTCAACATTCCGCCCAACCACGCCAAGTCCATCACAATCACTGTGGACTATGTAACCTGGATGGTAGCTCGCAATCCTAACTTTCGTGTTCTCATTGTCTCCCAGACTCAGCGTCTGGCAGCCGACTTTCTCTACGCCATCAAGCAACGCCTAACACACCCAGTTTATGAAGAACTACAGAGTGCGTACGCTGCTGGCGTAGGGTTTAACTCTAAGACTGCCTCCTGGCAGGCAACCCGCGTCACCTTTGGTGATGAGCTTCGTGAGTCTAGCGAAAAAGACCCGAACATAGAAGCAGTCGGTATCGGCGGTCAGATCTACGGTAAGCGTGCCGATATGATTATCGTCGACGATGCTGTGACATTATCTAATGCCAATGACTTTGAACGACAGATCAAGTGGTTAACACAGGACGTAAGATCTCGTCTTAACCCAACTGGTAAGTTAATCATTATTGGAACACGCGTTGCATCCGTAGACTTGTACCGCGAGCTTAGACAAGAAGACCGTTATCCGGGCGGTCTTGTTCCGTGGACATATCTGGCTATGCCAGCCCTTCTTGAAACAGATGAAGACCCCGACAAGTGGGTTACTCTCTGGCCTAAGTCCGATGCTCCATTTGACGGACAAGAAGAAGCAGACAAAGATGAAGACGGCCTCTACCCTAGATGGTCAGGTCGTAATCTCTACAACGAACGCCAAGCGATGGATACTCAGACTTGGGCGCTGGTCTACCAGCAACAAGATGTATCTGAAAACTCAGCCTTTGATCCAGTATGTGTACGTGGCTCTATTGACGGTATGCGTAAATCTGGACCGCTAGTTGCAGGAAACCCAGGCCATCCTAGAGATCTAGGTGGCTACTCAATTATCTGCGGTCTTGACCCAGCAATGATTGGTGATACTGCAGCTATCTGTTATGCGATAGATCGCAATACTAATAAGCGCTACATAGTAGATGCTATTAAAATCACGCGTCCGAGCCCAGCCGATATTCGTGACTTGATCTTTAACTGGACTTCCCTATACGGTCCGTCTGAGTGGATAGTAGAACGCAACGCGTTCCAGTCTTTCCTTACACAAGATGAAGGAATCAGACAGCACCTTGCCTCTCGTGGAGTTCTACTCCGTGAGCACCACACAGGCAACAACAAGTGGGATGCAGGCTTTGGTGTGGCATCTATGTCTACCCTGTTTGGTACTAAGCAGCACGATGGCAAGCACCATAGAGATAACTTGATCCACCTGCCATCAGATCAAACTGAAAACGTTAAGGCTCTTATAGAGCAGTTAATTACCTGGACTCCAACGACTAAGGGTAAGACTGACTTAGTAATGGCACTGTGGTTCTGCGAGATCCGAGCACGCGAGATGCTCAACTATGGTCAGTACAACTCGCACCATCTAAAAAATCCTTTCCTCACTGGCGCTGAAAAGCGCAAGAGGTTAGTAGTAAATATAGATCAATTGCTTGCAGACCAGAACAAAACATTCATCTAAGGAGTAACAATGGCAAAGAAAGTACAAGTAACCTCGGTTACTCCTAAGGCCACAGTAAAGGCAACCTCCAAGGCAAAGCAAGACCGCACTCGTAAACTTGTCGGTGCTATTGCTGTCAACTTGATTCCTGGGGCAAAAGTAGCATCCACTACAGCCAAGTTTGTTTCAAGAACAGCATCTAAAAAGATGGTTCCAACTGAGTCAAAGACTGTTATTCGTAAATTTACCCAAGGCAAAAAAGCAAACATTGTTGAGCAAGCACCTAAAAGATACAAAGAAGGTCCTAAATCTCCTGTCAAAGGAACTAAGGTAACTGTAGAAAAAGAGACAAAGGGTCAAACTCCTTTGCAATATGCCACAGTGACTAAAGGTGCGGTAACTCGCAAGAATACTAAAAAGGCAGTAACTATCGCCAAGACTGCAACTAACACTGCCTATGCAATGGATAAAAAGCAAGAAGCCAATAAGGCTAAGAAGAAGTAAGGACAACTAAGTGTTAACACCAAAAGAAGTAAACGATAAGTTAGGTCGACTGCAGACCAAATACGCTGCACGTGACCAACGTATGCGTGATGTTCTTTCGGTGCGTCAAGGAGATCTATCAAAGGTCTATCCTTCGATGTTCTCCGAGGACTACCCCAAGCCATTAGTTGCCAACTTTATTGACGTGGCAGCACGTGACTTAGCAGAAGCGATGGCACCTCTGCCTTCGTTTAACTGCTCAGCTACAAATATGGTGTCAGACTCTGCACGTAAAGCCGCAGATACTCGCACCCGCATTGCAAACTTTTATGTTTCATTATCTGAACTACAGCTTCAGATGTACGAAGGTGCTGACTGGTACAACACCTACGGTATGGTTGCAGGTATGGTGGAGATGGATTATGACTCCAACAACCCACGTATCCGCATACTTAATCCGTGGGGTCTATACCCAGAGATGGACCGCTTTGGTCGCATAATCTCTACTACTCAAGTCCTACAAACTGATACTGAAACACTATGTGCTCAGTACCCAGAGTTTGCCGATGCAATCTTAGGTAAGAACAATTACCAACCAGGTAGCCCATACATCACTATGGTGCGCTACCACGATAAGGACCAAGACCTTATCTACTTACCAGAACGTAAGAACTTAACATTAGTACGTACACCTAACCAATTAGGTAAGTGTATGGTTGTTGCAGCTCAACGTCCTTCTCTTGACGGTCAAGCACGTGGTCAATATGACGATGTGTTGGCAGTCCAACTCGCTCGTGCTCGCTTTGCAATTCTCCAGATTCAGGCCGCAGAAAAATCTATCCAAGCACCTATTGCTATTCCACAAGATGTGCAAGAACTTGCTCTTGGTCCAGATTCAATTATGCGTTCATCTCAGCCACAGAACATCCGTCGTGTAGGCTTAGATCTACCACCAGGAGTCTTTACAGAGTCAGGAGTGCTAGAGCGTGAACTACGGCTTGGGGCTCGTTATCCTGAAACCAGATCCGGAAATACCAGTGCAAGTGTTATTACTGGTCGTGGCGTTCAAGAACTGCAAGCTGGTTTTGATACTCAAATCAAATCAGCTCAGGCCCAATTTGCTAGAATGTTCAGTGATCTTATTGGGCTCTGCTTTGAAGTAGACGAAAAATTATTCTATAACGTACAAAAGACAATCAAGGGTTCAGAAGATGGAACACCTTATTTGCTCAAGTACACACCATCTCGTGATATTAAAGGCGAGTACGGCGTAGATGTTCGTTACGGCATTATGTCTGGTATGGACCCATCACGTGCAATCATTGCATTGCTACAGATGCGCTCTGACAAGTTAGTATCTCGTGACTATGTACGTCGTGAAATCCCAATGGACCTCAATGTAACTCAGGAGGAACAACGTGTTGATATTGAAGAAATGCGTGATGCTCTTCGTGTCTCAGTGGCTCAATACGCACAGGCTATCCCAGCGCTCGCGGCGCAAGGCCAAGACCCATCTCTAATTGTTTCTCGTATTGCAGAAGTAATTAAGGGACGTCAAAAAGGATTATCACTGGAGACAGTTGTTGAAAAAGCATTTGCTCCAGAACCTCCACCACCTGCACCTGAAATGGCTATGCCGGGTGGACCTGAACTTCCAGCGGCAGGTGCGGCCCCCGCCCCAGCCTCAGCGCAACCTACACCAGAACAAGGTGGTCAGGCCCCTGCTGCTGGTCAAAAACCCGATATAGCGTCACTACTAGCCGGTATCACCGGCGCAGCGTAACCGAAGGAGGTGCACATATGAACAAAGGATCACACGCTCCAGCTCCAGTACAACCAATTAAGGTTGACACAAAGGCAGGATCAGTCAAAGGCGGTAAAGTTGACTTCGGTTATGCCGGAACAGCTCGCAAAGGCAAGAAGGCTTAATTACTGAAAGGTGTACAGGGTGTTGAACGATAACGATAGGATTCCTCGCCCTGTACGCCGGACAGATTTTCTTGTAATTATTATTGGTTTTCTCTACAACCTAACACAAACAGTAGAGACATTTATGTCAGAAATTTATGAACTTTCGATTTACCACGCTAATCATCAAACCAAAGTTAATAAGGCTTGGGAAGATATGGCAAACGATTTAGAGACTTTAGAGGAGGACAAGTGATGGCTGAGCCAATGAATCCATTAGCAGGTGCATCAGGTCCAGGCAAGTACGCTGTACGCAGCGACAAGCTAACTATGGGATCTACAGGTTACGGTGAAGGTGTTGAGACGCAGGCTCTTAAGTCTGGCGCTCCGCTTGGAACTACACCTGATGTTAAAGGTCAAGCACCATCTAAGTTTCGTGAAGACCTATCACAGGCTTCAATTACTCCTTTGAACGCACCTACACAGCGTCCAGGAGAACCAATTACAGCAGGCATTGATATGGGACCTGGTCCAGGTTCATCAGTTTTAATGATGCAGAAAAATACAGTTAAGTTATCAGATTCTTTAGCGGCAATGCTTCCATACGATACTACTGGAGAAATAGCAGTGTTGTATCAAGAAGCATTATCGCAAGGTAACTAATGGCTGAAAATATTAAAGCAGCAGCGCTAGCTGCGAATTTACAGGGTGAACCAAAGAAGCAAGTTGACGATCTTGTCAAGGCTCTTTTTGTTCATAAGGAACTATCTAACCTCCCACCTACTGCTGCTCAAGCAAAGTTTTCTAAACTTCCAACAGATCAGCAAGAAGATCTAGTTAAGAAGTTTGGTACAGAAGACCCACTTACAAAGCCATCTCGTGGATGGCTAGGTACTGCTTTTGCATACAATCCAATTACGCTTGCCTTTAAGGGCGCTATAGAATTATCTGATCTAGCAACTCGTACATATCGTGCCGCTGCTATTCCTTTGTCTCAAGGACAAATTGGATTTGCTTGGGATAAAGCAAACGATAAAGGCGATAAGGTTTACAACGAAGGCCGTATCGAAAAGGCTAAGGCTAAGTTTGGACAAGACGCAGTAGATATTGCTATGCGTATTAAGTCCGGTGAAGATGTTGGTAAGTTGCTTGCAACTGCTACACCTGAACAACGTAAGTATATTATGTTGGCAGATCCTAACAACACCGTAATCGAAGGTGTTACAGATATTGAGCAGGCTCGTGGGTTATTCAATGACACTCTTGCTGAAGTAGATAGAGCTAAATTCTCACCAGGACGCCAGTTGGCTAACGCTATTCTTCCTGAGGCTCTTGAAAAGAATGGCTTTGTATACGGGTTAGTATCAGGAACAACAGATACTGCTTTCCGTTTGTTTGCAGATCCACTTGTTGTTGCTTCAAAGATAAAGTCTTTGTACACAATTAGCAAGTACTCACTAGATGTAATGGCTAAAGGCGATAAAGTAGCTGACTACTTTGCTAAGCCACAGACCGTTGCTTTCTGGGATGAGTACGGCGCTGTCCTAGATACCTACACTAAAGTACAAAAGGCACGTGGTAATCCAAAAGAATTAGTTGCTGCTAGAGATAGATTAAAGATCCTAGCTCCTGAGTTTGGTCCAGAAGTAATTAGAGTTCTTCAGAAGTCAGAAGTTGTCGATGCTAACTCAGCAAAGGCTTTTCTTTTGAATACAGAAGAAGCAGTCAATATGCTCAAGGGAGCAGTT